AACGCTCTTTTACTCACAACCTCGTTGCGAGTGTCCAGAATAGCTGTCATTGCCAGAGCGGCAAAACAAATACTCTGAACAGGAAACGTTAGTGCGTTACCCATACCTGCGAACTTTGCCATCTTGACAGAGAGGTTATCGCTGTCAACACATGGAGTTCTACAATCGAACATTCGGGTAGAAAATTCCCCGAATGAATCGAAAACCAGTCTGACTAGCTTTTCGCTAAGCAGATCGGAAGCCGATTTCAAATCGATAGTAGCCCAGTTAGCATGTAGGGAGCCTTCCAGAGCAAGTTTTTGATTCTTGGTCTGGTCGGTAAGTGACAAGCAAAGTTGAAGAATATCGCACTTCTCGATATGATCGCGGAGTGTGGTATTCAATCCTTGTTGAATAAATTGATTCAACACGGGCTCAACCGTAATAGTTCTGTTCGAAGTAGAATTCTTCGCAACAGAAATCAGCTTGGCACTGCTTCTAGAAGCACCGTAATCGAAGGATTGCAGACGTGTGGCAAAAGCGCTAAGCCCTTTGAGTTCGCTCGACAAGATCGAACCCAAAGACGTGGCAAAAGCGTCCATACCATAGAGATCTGTTCTAAAGCCATCTGTGAAGATCGCATCAGAAACGGCGGACCACTTCTGGTTCGCCTTTAGTCCTTCTTTTACGGCACCTGGTCCGTGTTTACACGAAACATCGTCAAAGTTGTTAAGACGCAACTTTGGCATAAAGAATCGTGCAACACTAGCCAATCGATATGCTTCGCGGGGAGGGAAGTCAACCTTCTCCGCTAACAAATCATTGGCGAAGAACCCAGTGACAGCCTTGAGGTGTAACTTGTCGTTACTCTCATCGCTGAGCTGAGTCTTCTTAAACAGGAAACATATCTGATAGAGGTTCGTAAGAATCCCCATCGGAACGTCCGGTTTAACTAGACCAGTTATAGGCTCAAATACTTCCGATAGCATACCCGAAAACAATGCCGGGATTGCTAGCCCTTTAGGTTTTTTAAACCCAATGGGACAGCGGAACTCACCTGACGATAAGCCTTGTTGAAGGGCTAATCCTAAAGTGGGTAGGGCGATGGATAGGAAACCATAGCCCTCATATTTGAACCTTTTCTCGATAGTGATGATATCACGATCGAGGCCTTTCACATCAGGTTCTAACCTCTGGAAATCATTCCAGAGGCTTCGAAGGAGCACAATAGGACTTTTCATGATAGCCTCCATGAGGTTGATCATTCCTAGTCCTAGTCGCGATCCTCTCTTACAGAAAGTAAGAGTATTCGCACATACCCCAGGCGATTAAGCCTAGTGGTAGTCGGCTCCAAATAGAAGGAGTACGATCATTATTGTCACTGAAAAAATGACAATAAAGAAGCGAACAACTTCGAAAATGAAGTCGAGGCCGCCTCTAAGGAGGTCCGGACACATGTCATGATCCCCGATACTTGATCGAAGGAACACTTCATTTGTTTAGGACTGCCAAGAAAGGAGGCCAGCGATAGTCACTTCGCTGTCCTGAAGGGTATCGATCAAGGCTTTAACCACGGCAGCCGCTTCGGCGGCCGTGAAGCCCAGAGGGATACTTACGGAAAGCGATGCGGAAGCAGTTTTGCTCCGCACAAGCGAAGTATAGGGATCGGTGACGTTTTTCGTCTGCTGCATTTGCAGATAATGACGTTCACCATCCTTCAACTTGGAGTGATTGATAATGGTGTTGTAACCACCACCATTGAGATCACGCCGCTGAGAGCCGAAACCGTCCTGGTTGATAACTGTCAACTTAAGTTCGGGATTCGGCGCTGAAGCCGCAACAGTGATTGGATCGACAAACATAGAACAACTCCTGGTAAATGGATGTTGAAGGTAACGCAGGATGCGTCACCCCCTAAAATTGAGTCTCATCGAAAGAAGAGACCCAAGGATAGACAGCTGGTATGGAGTCAATGATTCCATCCG